AAGAAAGATGTACCGGGAACCCATTCGCAAGGAATAGCGGCAGACATAAAAATAACTAACTCTGCTCAGCGGTACACAATAATAAGAGAGGCGCTTCAGTTGGGCTTTACGGGTATAGGCGTCGCTGGTGACTTTATTCACGTAGACACACGGGGTTCTGCTCCTGTGATTTGGGTATACTGATGCTGTACACTAAGAACGCTAACGTAACAACCACAGACGTATTAACTATTACTACAATCCCTAGCGGTTACGTAGCCCACTGGACCATGTTATTTGTGAGCAACTTAGGTGGTTCTACTAACGGCGCTGGTATCTACGTAGACAAAGCAGACAGTACTCGTATAGACATCTTAGGTGGTGGTAACGTGTCGGCTAAAGACTACATTTTGTTAGATGGGTCTGCTGTATTTGTTCTTCAGGCTGGTGACGCTATCAAAGCGTACACTACATCTGCTGGAGACATGGAGTTTGTTGTAACCTTTGACTTGTTGGAACAACCAGCAGTATTTGTAAACTTTAACGGAGCTTAACTTAATGAAATATCTTGCAGCCTTTCTTTTTCTTTTCTCATCTTTGTCTTTTAGTCAAACTGTAATCAACTACGATGACGGTTCTACTTATACGTTAGAAGACAACGAACACATTTTTGTAACAACACACAACGTTTACTCTAAAACTACTTACAAAAAAGGTGGTGTTTACTTTAAACCAGTAGACGCAAACAAAAAGCGTGACTACGTACCTGATCCAGACGGTACTGATGACATGGTTATAGGTTCTCACGAATGGTGTTTAGCATACGTACCGTGGCACGAAGGATTAACCTTTGACATGGTTTCTTGGCAACGCTCGTGTGATACTAATGGTGATGACAAATACGACGAAAACGACGCAGGATGGGAAGGTTAATATTTGACCGACCTAAACGTACAACTGTTGCCGTGGCAGCAGGAAGTCTACTCTGATCCTACTAGGTTCAAGGTAGTAGCCGCTGGGCGAAGGACAGGGAAGTCTCGTCTAGCTGCTTGGATGTTAATTATTAACGCTTTACAGTCCGACAAAGGGCACGTTTTTTACGTTGCGCCCACCCAAGGGCAAGCCCGTGACATCATGTGGCAAACCCTGTTGGAGCTAGGACACCCTGTTATATCTGGAAGTCACATTAACAACCTCCAGATCAGGCTGGTCAACGGGGCCACGATTACTCTCAAAGGAGCCGACAGGCCAGAGACAATGCGTGGTGTGTCCTTGAAGTTTCTCGTGATGGACGAGTACGCAGACATGAAACCTGAAGTCTGGGAACAAATACTCCGTCCAGCACTAGCTGACCAAAAAGGATCAGCAATGTTCATAGGTACGCCTATGGGCAGAAATCATTTTTACGAGTTGTTTAAACACGCAGAGCTAGGCGAAGATGAGACTTACAGGGGCTGGCATTTCACCAGCTACGACAATCCAATCTTGGACCCGAACGAAATCGACATGGCAAAGAAATCAATGTCGAGTTACGCCTTTAGACAAGAGTTCATGGCCTCGTTTGAAGCCAGAGGCTCCGAAATGTTCAAAGAAGATTGGGTCCAGTTCGGAGAAGAGCCAGAAGACGGAGACTACTACATCGCTGTTGACTTGGCTGGCTTTGAGGACGTAAACAAAAAACGGACGAAGAACACTAAACTAGATGAAACCGCAATCGCTGTTGTTAAAGTTGGTACTGATGGTTGGTACGTTGATAACATTATACATGGGCGGTGGGAGCTTAACGAGACTGCCGCCAAGATATTTCAGGCCGTTAGAGACTACAGACCCATTAGCGTTGGTATTGAACGAGGGATTGCAAAACAGGCTGTAATGAGTCCCCTAATGGATCTGATGAAGCGCTACGGGCAGTTCTTTAGGGTAGAAGAGTTAACCCACGGTAACAAAAAGAAGACTGACAGGGTGATGTGGGCGTTACAAGGACGCTTTGAAAACGGGTTTGTAACTTTAAGCAAAGGAGAGTGGAACGCTAGGTTTTTAGACCAACTGTTTCAGTTTCCTGATGCACTAACACACGATGACTTGGTTGACGCTCTAGCGTACATAGACCAGTTGGCTAAGGTAGCTTACAGCTACGACTTTGAAATAGACGATCACGAGATACTCGACGTAGTAGCAGGATACTAATATGGCAGAAGATATTTACAGCCCAGACCCTCTGATGATTGAGGAGTCTCTGGAAGAGTGGGTGATGACCAAGTGTGAAAACTGGAGAGATCACTATGAATCAAACTACGAACAACGGTTCGAAGAATACTATAGGCTATGGCGAGGTCAATGGGATCCTGCTGACTCCGAAAGAGCGTCAGAGCGTTCTCGAATTATCTCTCCTGCGCTTCAGCAGGCTGTAGAGTCTAACGTAGCGGAGTTAGAAGAAGCCACGTTTGGCAGAGGTAAATGGTTTGACATTAAAGATAACTTTGGTGATCAAAACAGCCAAGACGTTGCGTACCTTAGAAACAAGTTAACAGAAGACTTTGAGTCTTGCAAAGTTCGAAAAGCAGTTGCAGAATGCTTAATTAACGCTGCTGTTTTTGGCACGGGCATTGGTGAAGTTGTTATCGAAGAAATAAAAGAGATGGCTCCTGCAACTGAACCAATTATGGACGGACAACTACAAGCGGTAGGCGTAAACGTAACCGACAGAGTTGTAGTTAAACTTAAGCCAGTGCTACCACAAAACTTTTTGATTGACCCTGTAGCTACGTCTATCGAGGAAGCTATGGGTGTTGCTGTAGACGAGTTTGTGTCCAAGCACAGTGTAGAACTACTGCAAGAACAAAACATCTACAGGGACGCTTACATCGAGTCTGCTGCGCCCGACAGCGACCTAGAGCCTGACCAAGACCTTACGCTGTACAACGACGACAAAGTACGTCTTACAAAGTACTACGGTCTTGTTCCACGCGAGTTGCTAGAGGCTGAAGGAGTAGATGTAGAAGACACTTCAATGTACGTAGAAGCTATTGTAGTTATTGCTAACGGCGGTACACTGCTTAAAGCTGAAGCTAACCCGTACATGATGAACGACAGACCTGTAGTAGCGTTTCCTTGGGACATAGTACCCGGACGTTTCTGGGGTCGTGGCGTGTGCGAAAAAGGCTACAACAGCCAGAAGGCGCTAGATACAGAACTACGTGCGCGCATTGACGCACTGTCACTTACTATTCATCCGATGCTGGCGATTGATGCGACTAGGTTGCCTAGAGGCGCTAAACCAGAAGTTCGCCCTGGCAAGATGATACTAACTAATGGAGATCCTCGTGAAGTACTTCAACCTTTCAACTTTGGTCAAGTGGGCCAAATCACGTTTGCTCAAGCTGCGAGCCTTCAACAAATGGTGCAACAAGCGACTGGAGCCGTGGATTCCGCAGGCATTGCAGGGCAAGTCAATGGCGAAGCAACCGCTGCTGGTATTAGTATGTCTCTTGGTGCTATTATTAAGCGTCATAAGCGTACTCTTATAAACTTCCAACAGTCTTTCTTACTTCCTTTTGTAACCAAAGCTGCACACAGATACATGCAGTTTGACCCTGAAAACTACCCAGTAGCTGACTATAAGTTCAACGCTACGAGTACTCTGGGTATCATTGCTCGTGAATACGAGGTAACACAGCTTGTACAACTGTTGCAGACTATGTAACAAGACAGTCCTTTGTACAGTGTGTTGATTCAAAGTATTATTGACAACATGAATCTTAGCAACCGTGAACAGCTAATTGCTGCAATGCAACAAGCAGCACAGCCTAACCCAGAAGCACAACAAATGGCTATGATAGCTCAACAAGCACAACTTGAGTTCCAGCAAGCGCAGACTGCTGCTTTGCAAGGTCAGGCGGCAGAGTCTCAAGCTAGAGCAACTAAGTACGCTGTAGACGCGCAACTTGCTCCTGAAGAACTAGAGATTGACAAGATTAACGCAATTACTAGAAACCTTAAAGAAGGAGACCAAGAGGATAAAGAGTTTGAGCGACGTATGCAAGTAGCTGACCGACTTCTTAAAGAACGACAAATAGAGGGCAAACGTACCAATGCTAATGACACAAATAGAAATGACCAAGTTTCTCGACCAAATCAACCAAGCGTTCAAAGACCAGTTCGACAAATTGGAACTGCTCCAACTCAAGTTAGACCAGTTGGAGGCGAAAGTTAATGAGCAAGAAAGATCCAAGACTAACAAGGGCGGGAGTAAGCGGGTACAACAAGCCAAAGCGGACGCCTAATCACCCTAAGAAGTCCCACGTAGTTGTGGCTAAAGAAGGTGACAAAGTTAAGACCATACGGTTTGGACAACAAGGAGTCAGTGGTGCTGGAAAAGATCCTAAGACGGCTAAGGAAAAAGCGAGGCGTAAGTCCTTTAAGGCTAGACACTCTCAGAACATTGCTAAAGGAAAGATGAGCGCAGCGTACTGGGCAAACAAGGTGAAATGGTAAGGAGATAACTATGCCAATGGTAGGAAAGAAAAAGTATCCGTACACAGCTAAAGGTAAAGCTAAGGCTAAAGCTGCCGCAAAAAAGCAGGCAAAAAAGTTAAAAAGATGAAAGGCTACTAATGCCTAAGAAAAAGAAAGCTAACGATGCGTGTGCAAAGAAGGTCAAAGCCCGTTACAAGGTGTGGCCTTCTGCATACGCTTCTGGTGCTGTGGCTAAGTGTCGCAAGGTAGGCGCTAAGAACTGGGGTAACAAAAGTGGCCGTAAGAAAAAGTAAAAAGGGAGCGGCACTTAAGAAGTGGTTTAAGGAAGAGTGGGTTGACGTAAAGACAGGTAAGCCCTGTGGTCGTAAGTCTGCTACTAATTCTGAACGTCCGTACCCTTCCTGTAGACCTAAAGCTGTGGCTGCTAAAATGACTGCTGCTGAAAAACGTAATTCTGCTAGTCGCAAAACAGGACCAGCCAGGATTAAACACGCAGTAACAGCATCAGGCAAAAGACGTAAAAATACCACCAGAAAAAAGACTTGACATTTCAGTCTTTTTATGGTATAATATATAGTAAATAGAGAGATAATCTAAGAGACCTCTTATGGATCAAGATACACAAAAGTACTACGAATGTTACTTTGACCTGTTTAACAACCCCGGTTGGAAGCAGTTAATCGAAGAACTAAAGCAAAACGCTATCGTAATTAACAGCGTAGAAGCTACCAAAGATAAGAACGATTTGTATGTACGTAAAGGACAACTAAACGTACTAGCTTATCTGATTAACTTTGAAACTGCTACTAATAATAATTACGAAGAGTTAACTAGCGATGATTAAGGTATTTGATTTTCGCTGTACTAACGGACATATCTTTGAAGAATTTGTAGAAGGGAATACTACATCCAGTAGGTGCGGATGTGGAGCCAACGCTACAAAAATCGTATCAGCAACTCAACACATACTCGAAGGGTCTTCTGGGGATTTTCCCGGTAGGCACATGAAGTGGGTACGTGAACACGAGAACGCTGGGCGATCTAGTCGGGAATCCTAGTCTTAGGGCATCTCCCATTTTAATCCTCCATAACCTTAATAATAATAGGCGGGGTAAGTTTATATTATGTCACGAGCACAATTACTTGATGAGCGTCCTGAAGAAGAACCCATCGAAACAACTGAAGAGTTAACTAATAACTCTATTGAGAATCCTGAAGAGGAACAACCTCAAGAACCAGAGTTTAATCTTCCTGAAAAGTACCGTGGTAAGTCTGTCGAAGAACTTGTACAGATGCACCAAGAGCTAGAGAAATTCTCTGGCAAACAGAGTACGGAAGTTGGTGAGCTACGAAGGTTAGTTGATGAACATATTCAGACACAACTCTCAACACAACAAGCACCTCAACAACAGCAACAAGAAGACGATGACGTAGACTTCTTTGTAGATCCACAATCTGCTGTTAACCGAGCTATATCTAATCACCCTAAGATCAGAGAAGCAGAAGCCTACACACAACAGGCTAGACAACAGGCTACTCTTTCACAGTTGAAATCCAATCATCCTGATATGGAGAGTATACTACAAGATCCTAAGTTTGCTGAATGGATCAAAGGGTCAAAAGTTAGAACACAGTTGTTTGTTCAAGCAGACCAAGGGTACGACTACGACGCTGCACACGAATTGTTTTCTCTCTGGAAAGAAAGAACACAAGCCGTACAACAAACTGCAAACGCAGAAAAAGCAGCCCGTCAGAGTACACTAAAGTCTGCAAGCACAGGCAACGCTCGTGGAACATCAGAAGGATCGCGTAAGAAAATTTATCGTCGTGCTGACTTAATAAAACTTATGCAAACAGACCCTGATCGCTACATGGCGCTACAGCCTGAAATAATGGCAGCGTATGCAGAGAAGAGGGTCAAATAGCCTAACCTTTAAGGAGAATTAAAATGGCTGGTGAAACCTCTGGTGCATATTTTACAGCTAATGCTGTAGTAGACAAAACCGCTGCGGGTACTTTTATCCCCGAAATCTGGTCGGATGAGATCATCGCAGCATATCAAAAGAACCTGAAGATGGCTCCCCTTGTCAAGCGTCTGTCGATGACTGGCAAGAAGGGTGACGTTATTCACATTCCTAAGCCCATCCGTGGATCAGCTAACGCTAAGGCAGAAGCTGTTGCGG